GCGGCTCCTGTGCCGTTCGCGATATTCATATCATGTTGAGCCATTTAAGTAATTACTAAATTATTCATATATTAACCTTAATTAACCACCTTTACCAAAACCAATTGCAGTATATTTAAAATTCATATCTTTTAAAGCACCACTACTATCTCTTGTTTCTATAACAAACTGGGTGCTTGTTACTGATGGTATAACAAAAAAATCACCACTAACAGCACCATCAAGAGTAATCCCAATTGTAGGTAAAAACGCACTCGTTGAACCACCTAAAGATCCTGTTCCTGTAAAAAATGGACTAGAAAATGTAACTGTTTTAGATGAGCTATTTGTTGCACAATCACTTGCAATAAATGAGTTAACAGTTTCAGTTCTGCGTTTTATACTCGCTTCAAAACCCAATTCTGAAATATTTATAGTTTCGTCACTGTCAGAAGTGGTAAGTTCTGTTCTAAATTTAAAACCTCTTGCTGAAAATTCACCGTTTGCAAAAATATTAAATGGACTAAAATTAGCTGATCTATTACAATTTCCACTTGTTGTTACATTATTACCTGAGTTATCTTTTACTTTAATAAATTCAACAATACCAGAGGCAGAAAAAGTATTTGAAGAAGTGGCGATTTGTACAGTTCCTAACGGAAGTAATGAAGAAACAACATAATCTCCATTTACTGCTAAACCAGAAATAAAACGTAAATTTACTGTGTCATTGACAACCAAACCTCCATGATCTCCATCTGTAAAGAATCTTATTTCGCCAGTTGTTGTATTTACAACTTCATACTCCGCAATTGATCTTTTTGCTTCCAAAACACATACATTATCGTTAGTAACAGACTGAACTTTTAAAAACCCATCTGTAGCAGTTCCAGAAGTAAAATCAATCCTAAATTGATCTCCTACTGCTGCGCCATGGCTTGTTGCATTTAATGTAATCAAATCTTGAGTTTGACTATATGTAGCTGCTGTAGAAATTGCGGGATCGCCTTGACTTGTGCTTACAAGCAATTTTGCATTACATTTTTCTGCTGGTGAGCCATCAAAATCTAATATAGAATCAATCAAAGAAAGCCTACTGTCAAACAAATCATTTATAGTTATCGCTGCCGTTACAAAACGTCTTTTCAAAGTTAAATTAAATACACCAGCCAAATCAACAATGTTACGAAAGTCATAAGATCCAAAAGAAGAAATACCACCGCCACCAAAATCAAAACTGCTGAGAGTGTCTACGCTTGTTACATTGTCAAAAAACTGCACACCATCTAAAACCAAACCATCCAAATCAGCGTTGTAAATAGTTCTTAATTTTTCACCTTGAAATGGTGGTGAATCTGTATCCTCTCTTTCTGTAAGAATAATTTGATTTGGTTGAGGATCTGGTGCTGCAACGATTAGCTTTGCTGCACTAGGGGATAATCTACCACCATCATCTCTAAATTTGATGCTGTAAGTTCCTGTTAAAGCGGGTACTAATGTTTCAGAAATATTGCCTGCCAAAGCTGGTATTATATCGGTTGAATTTGCAAAAGTAGCTGTTGTTTGATTTACATTAGGAGTATGTCTAACTACTACATTTCCACCATGCAAAACGTCAATATCTGTACTTTGCGTAAATCTTAATCTTATAAATGAATCTGAAATAGGTTCAGATGTTAAACCTGTCGGTGATGATGGTAAAGCAGTTTTACCAATAGTTGTAAATGTAGTTTGTGCTGGTGTTGTGCTTGGTTTTCCGAGAGCATTGTAACTAAAAACTCGAATTTCATAACTTCCAGCTTTTGTTTCAAAGATTGTAAAATCAGGTCTTGATATTCTTTCTGATATAAAATTTTCATTTTGAAATCTATATTGGACCATATATTCTGTAACACCAGAAATAGGTTGCCATTGGATAAAAAGTTTTGAAACAGCACGATTATTTATTACGACAATTTGCTCTGATGCTTGTAGATTACTTGGTGGACTTTTTAGGTCAGTAAGAATTGTAGTTGATTTTTTTTCTAAAACAGAACCATCCTCAACATTTGCATATTTTGAACTATTATGTGCAACAGCGACTATTTGATATGCTAATTGATCAATTTCTGTGACACCAATAACTCTAAATGTTTGAGTTTGTATCGTTGAGTTTTCTATTACCCAAACAGTATTTGCTAATGGAACGGATGAAAACCCTGATGTTGTTGTTATTGTTGTACCTGATATAGAGAGTATAGATCTAGTTTCTAATGTTCCATCTGACAAAATCACAGATAAAGTTGCTGAATTTATAGTAGAACCAATTTCTGGAATATCTAAATCAGTATTATTTGAATCATCAATAATAATTTGATTTGTAGAAACACCTGTTTTGACCCTTCCTCCCCTTCTAACTCCTGCCCTTAATGGATCAGAAATTGAAATTACTTGTGCTGGTCTTACTAAAGTTCCAGCTTCGATTGTTGTCACGAATGTAACTATTTCTGATTCATTGTTCTGTGTATAAAGAAACCACTTTCCTAATCTTGCTGCTTGACCTCTAGATGTTGTTGCTATTGCTTTTAAATTTTTAACAACAACTCCATATTTAGCTTCTAAAGCATCATCTACAACAGTTTCATATTCAATAGTTCTAGTATCCATATCAAAATACGCTACATTAACTCGAGTGTGTTTTGTTCTTATTGAGCTATTGCTATATGTAAAGCCTTGATCTGTAACGTTTGATAAATTAAATAAATAAGTTGGATCTGTTGGTCTGTCACCACCCAAAGCTACAGTGCCAGCAGAATAAAATGGCATCACTCTCATAACGCTGCATAATTCATTTATCAAGGTATAGGCTTGTTTTTGATTTTGTATAACGACATTACAGCTAAATCTGGGTTCGAGGGTACCATTACCAGACATATCATCTACAAGTTCTGAAGCATAAACAGAAGCACTATAAAAGCTAAAAACATCAAGATTTGTAGTATCTATTTGATCACCAAACCCCTTACTTGTAGTCAACAAATCATATAAAACCCAAGCTGGATCATTTGAATATTCTTCTCCTGCTTTAAAAGTACCGTTAAAAGTGCCAGAATATTCTATAGAACCATCAGATCTAACAGTTCCATTATGTGGAATTTTTATCTTTGTTCCTCTTATACGATATGACCGCCTTGGTGTTGATGGAAAAGTCTTTGCATCAAATCGTAATCCCACAAAAGCTGAATTAGCATAACTTTTTTGTTCGTTTATAATTTCTGTAAAATTTGCAAAAACAAGAGTATTTCTTAAATTTGAATCGGTGCTATCTGCTGTCACTCTATTTACTCTCACAGTAACAGGAAAGCTAGTTCCACTAGGTAAATTAATTTTATAATCTCTAAAATAAACACTTGCAGATCTACCTTTTACTGTGTCAGTAATGACAGTTTGAGTTGTTCCATCATTTTCTATTGTTTGTATATTTAATTCGACTTCAGCACCATTTATGTCTCCGTCAGTTGTGAATTCTTGAAGTTCTGGAAAAGCAATAGTTACTCTTACGGCATCAATATTTGTATTTGTAATACTTACGGATACTGGTGAACTTGTTGTTACAGTTTGTTGAACACTAAATTCGGTTTCTGATTCTGTAATATTTTGTATGGGTGTTTGATTTGATGTACCGAATCTTGGTTCAAATGAAATATTCTGAAAATTAAAATCAGAATCTGTTGGGGTAGTACCAGCGTTTTGTTGTAAAATTTGAGTTCCATTAAGAAAAACGTCTTTTAACGCAGAAGTATTATATTCAGCAGACCCTTTTGAACCAGTAGCAGATGGAAAACCTTCAATTTCCCCCTCGCCTAGTAATTCCAGTAATGTTTGAAATTGTTTTGAAGCTAAAACATCCTTTGGAATATTTGGATCTGTAAGATCTAAAACTTCTGCAAATGCGTTTAAGGGAAAAATCATTCGGCAGTTCCTTCTACTTGAACTGTATCAATTCCAGCACTTATAACAATAGATCCTGTAAACACCTCACCATATATTATTGGGACGGCAACACCAGCCCTTGAAATATTAGTTATGGCAGAAAAACCAAAAGAATTTTGCGCTCTTGTATCAGGCAATGATACATCATTTTGTGTTATCTCTGAAACTTCTGAAACTTCTGGCGTTGGCGTGATTAAAGAACTTACCCCTGCTATTGCAACAGCATCAACAGCAGCAGTTGTAAGAGTTCCTAAAACTCCTGTTGTCCCATATTCAGCAGCAACAGCACCTACACCACTAACAACAGCACCACCGACAGTATTTGCCACAGTAGCAGCAGTGGAAACCGCAGCACCAGCAACCGTATTAGCTACACTTAAAGCTGTTCCAGCAACGGCAGTTACCGCAGTTGCAGCCGTAGAAACTACAGCAGCACCAGCACTAAATAAACCACCTATAGCAGCAGCAACAAAACCAGACCCAGTTGCAACAGGAATAATTTGAATATCTCCCTTACCTTTCATTGATAAAAAATCTAGCGATACATCTAAATTATTCATTTTAATTTTGTAATACTGCTCACACATATGTTTTTCTACTTCTGGATAATTACAAAGTAAAAATCTTACTGCTTCGGCTGGACTTGAGATGGCAGCTTCAAAATATGATTGACCTAAAAATTTTCTTAATTTTCCATAAACTCTAATTTTTTTAAGCTGCATATCTATAAACCTTTTTTGTAGCTTGTTGGTAGTTTAAATCATATTGCTCTCTACAACTTAATTTTCCTAATGAATGATGCAAAATTGTTTGATCTCCTATATATAAAGCTGCATGACCTAAAACATTTTTGACAGATTCCATTATCAAAACATCTCCTATTTCTATATTTTCGTTTTGATCTAATTCTTTAAATCCTAACTCTGGTAAAGTCTTCACAAATAGAGGATTTTTTATAAATTGTTTTAATGTTTTTGGTCTTTTTGTATATGGAATGTTAATATTTTTGTTTTCTTTGAACCAATCAGTGATTAACGACCAACAATCATGAACACCAAATACAAAGGATCTTCCCAATAAGCTAGGTGTTTTCCATCCTGATGGTTCAAATGCTATCCATTCTTTTGTTAATGGACTATAAATATACCAAGGTAAGCCCAAATGTTCGCAACTAGCTTTGTCGTTATCAGAAGGTAATGCTGGGTCATTAGGATGTGAATGTACAATACCAATTATCTCACCAGTATCTTCACATTCAGCCCAATCATCAGGGTCGATTATAAAATATTCAAATCTACTTTCTGCAATATTTTTACAAGGCCAATAAGTTTTTTCTCCTTTTATTATTGCCAACAAACCACAGGATTCTTGTGGCATACACTCTTCAGCGTGTTTTATAGCTTGTTCTTTCCAAGTCATGCGTTTATAAAAGAAGCAACTGAGGGGAAATCCTTTCTAGTTACTTGTCTTTTTGGTGCTCTAACACCTTCAAGATCAAGTGCTGAAAGTAATTCAAATTGTACAATATTTCTATTTTCTGTTGTTTTTCTGTTTATAAAGTATATTTCTTGTGGTAGTTCTGCTGTGTTGTCTGGTGTTCCATACGGGTTTTGATTTGAAGGAAAGTTTGCGGCATCTAAAAATTGAGCCAATGTCCTTATTCTTACAATTTTTGCACCCTGTAAATCGTTGAATGGTGTTGTAGCATTCACAGATGCCATAAGACTTGTTATTGTTCCCAAAACATTTGAGACTGTCAAAATAGGTCTGGGAAGTGGACCTATGCCAGAATACTCAAATCCTGTTGCTGTCAAAGGGAATTTGTCATAAGTATTACCCTGCCAAATTATTGAAGCATTACTATTTAAACCAACACCAGAATGAAATCTTGAGATACTACTTGAACCATGAAGTGAATTAATTAGAGTTAATGTAAATAACTCAATAATTGATTTATTAGTTAATGATTGAAGTTCTGCTGTAGGTAGTGCCATTATGGTTCAAATACCTCTCTAAAAGTACAAGTCAAAACTGCTCTATTGTTATAGGGTATTGTTTTTGACCATGCCTGACAAACATATTTGCCAGCACCAGACAAAGTAACAGAAACTGTACCATTATTGGTTTCACTATTAGACGCTGTAACTGTAAAAGTATTTTGATCTGCTGAGGTTGCAACTGCATAATCTCCATCAGGTGGCTGTGTATGTGAAGTGGATGTAAAGTCAATTGTTACAACATCACCTATTGCAATGCCATGATTTGTGATTGTTATAGTTGCAGTTGTACCACTTTGACTATAAGTTCCTGTTTTTACAAAGCCCTCCGCTGGCGGTGTAAAGTCAAAACTTGCCTGATCGTTTACTCTGCTTCTTAAAAACGCTTCAATTACGTCTGATTCTTCCTCAGAAACATTAAAAACTAAATCAAATAATTTAGGATCTTGTGTTAGCGGAAGTCCAAATAAAGCCCTAAATTCATATCCATCACCCAAGGAAGTAATTCTTATTTTTGGAGCGCTTGCTTTTTTTGTCCCATAAACAGGAGAAATATTAGGAAAAGTTGCCATGTTACCTCCTTAAAAGACCGCCTGCTCTACTTTCTCTTGCCAATTGTGCTTGAACAGCAGTTGCAATAAGTTGCCCTAATGCGTTGAGATCAGCGTTGTTGCCAGAAGCAGTTGCTCCACCACTTTCTACGTTAACTGTAACGTAATTATTAGTTACACCGCCACCAAGTTTATTATTTGGAATAATATTCCCACTTCGTGAACCCATTTGCAAAATCTCTGGGCCTTTTTCACCAACGAGGTATGCCCCACCAGCAGATACAGGGCCACCTCTTTCTCTTCTACCAAACAAACCACCTAAAAATCCACTTATTTTACCACCTATACCAGAAACAGCACTTTGTATAGCAACTTCGATTAATTTTCTTTTGAGATTATTTAGTACGTTAGTTGCTGCTTCTGCAAGAGTTTTTGTTCCCATCACAGCATCAGTAAGATTATTGACAATACCTTTTTCAATATCTTGACCAATTTGAATAAACTTTTCTGTCAACTCATTTGATGTATCTGATACCTCTTTTGTTTTATTATTTGTTTTGTCAAGTGAAGTATTTAATTGATTATTAGTTATAACTATTTTGTTTTTTGCATCTAATTGTTTATTATTTTCATCTGTAATTTTTTTCTCAACACCAGAAAACTCAATAACACCATCCTTTAATTTGTCTAAATTTTTCTGTGCATCTTTTAAAAAATTTTTACCAGTTTCTTCTATTCCTTTTATATTTAAATCTATTTCTGGTAATTCAAGTCCTCCTAGTAGTCTTTTTAAAGGCTCTGGGATAAAGCTTACTATTTTTTCAAAAGCTTGTCTAAAAAAATCGACAATACGTTGAGCTAAATTTCCAACTTTTCTCCTTACTTCATTAATAAATGAAGCAACAACTTTTATTGAATTTCCTATAACACCACCTATTATTTTGCCAAATTTATTTCTATTACGATTTTTTATATTTTTAGCTGTTGCTTTATTCTGCGCAATAATTTCTTCAGCGAGCGGATTAACATCTCTAAGTCTCTGTTCCTGTTCTTTTGTAAATTCTACGAAGGACAT